GACTGATGCGTATGTAATCTGGATTCGCGGACACACTTCTGGCAATGGCCCGTATGCCTTGAAGACGGGGCTAGCTACTGAAAAGGGCTACCTTGCCCCGTTGCGCAATCAGTACGGCCACGTGTACACGTTCCATACACACATTCAGGCCACGCGTTTTTTAACTGGCATACTGGTACGCGATCAGGCCGAAAAGCTGATCGCGCAGTCTTTGGAGGCCCCCGACCATGACTGACCGACTGACGGACGACGACCTGGCCGCGATTGCGGCGCACTTTGAGGAACTAATTAATCTCGGTATCAGCGGACATACGGATACCTGGAAGCGTCAGAAATTGTTGGCGATGGAGATGTCCGAGAACGACGTGCCGCGTCTGCTCGCCCACATTCGCGCCCAGGACGCGGAACTGGCGCGGCTACGGGAGGCGCTGGAACAGTACGCCGACACCACCAACTGGGACAACTGGGACAAGTACGAGAACTGCATCTGGTCAGGCAGCGACGAAGGGCCTGCCGCCGCCCGCCGCGTGCTAAACGCGTCCGATGACGACTAGCGGGCGCCAAGCGCCCTACCCTGGAGGGGATGAACGATGTATAGCCTTGACGAACTCGCCAAGCTCTACGCCTCGCGCTATGGTATGGCTGTCCAAGAGGTGCGCGCCTATCTCCGGCGCTATGCCAACGACCATCACCTGAACAACCATATCGACGTGGTTGAAGCGGGCCGCGCACTGGCGACAATGACAGGCTGGCAGCAACAGGTGACGGACGACGCGCTATATCAGGAAACCGAAGGATGGGCGCGGGAACAGGGCTTGTTTAACCCGGTTATGGGTGCCGCGCCACGCAAACGACGGAGCAAAAAGGAGGCCCCCGACCATGACTGACCGACTGCTGACCCCGGACGCCCTGCGTGCAATCGAGGCGCGGGCGGAGGCGCTGGGGAAGCTCTTTCCATCGACGGTGTATCCGCATCGCGACCCCGACATCTATTACTCCATAATAGACGCCTGGGGGGATGCAATCTTTAGCGTCACGCCGCGTTTTCTCGGACCTGAAGATGTTGAGGCGGCGCGAGATGCTATCTACGAGGCCGCCACCGACATCCCCGCGCTGCTGGCGCACATCCGCGCCCAGGACGCGGAACTGGCGCGGCTGCGGGAGGAACGTGCGCCTTCGTGCCAGAACGGATGTCTGCTAATGGTAAAGTGTCATGACGTTGAGGAATACTACGAGGACAAATCTGATGCAACCAACACCTGATAATCCCTACGCGATCATCGTTTGCCCGCGCTGCTTCGGCACAGGGTACATTCTGACACGCCATCGCGAAACCTGCCCCGATTGCAACGGAAGCGGACGTATCACCGAAGTCAAAGCACGCGAGCTTGACCGACAAGAAAATGAGGCGGTTGAGAACGCACTCGCGCAGCGCATCAATGAATTGGAAGCCAAGCACGGCGCGCTGGCGTCTGAGAACGCGCGGCTGCGGGAGGCGCTGGCGCTGGCATGCGCTGCTCTAGAGCGAGTTCAACCACAAACTCGCGGCGCGCTAGTTGTAGAAGACGTTGCACAGGCAATCTCCGCCGCCCGCCGCGTTTTGGACGGGGGCGCGTGATGGCGACCTATACCGACGACCAACTCCGGGCGCGACTGGCCGTGTTTGAAGACCTGGAGCGCGACGATCCAATGTACCGTTTCGCCGCTGACATGGCGCGGGAAGTGTTGGCCCTGCGTGCGGACATCCGGCACGCGAAAGGCGGCCTCAAGGCTGTGCACGCCATCGCGGGCCGGGGCTTGCGTGAGGAAATCTCCACTGACCTGACGCTGGCAACCGTGCGCGACTGGACGCACTCGACGCTGTTGGACCTGTCCGACCGGACACGCCCGCGCGTGTTGCAGGGCGACGCCCCCTAGCCCGCTACTGGAACATCCCCGGCAGGTATGGCGTGTAGTCCAGCCAATTCCCTACCTGCTTTTTGCACGCCCGTTCTGTTTGCGGTATACTTGAGGTCATCCACGAAAGAAAAAGCCCTGCGGCGTCGGAAGCGCCCAGGGCGTGACCAAACCTAGTTGGAGGCTTGGCATGACTGATCATACCACAATCCCTGATGGCTACAAAAAGTGTTCTAAGTGCGGAGCGGTATTGCCCAGAACGCCGGAATATTTTATGCCCCGAAAAGAAGTGCCGGATGGCCTGCGGGGCACTTGTCGTTCCTGTACTAGTGCCAGACAAAAGCAATGGCATAAAGATCATTCTGAGCGGGCAAGGGATGCTACGAGGCGTTATCGTGAGCGCATTAAGGCCGATCCTGAAAAGAACGAGGAATATCTACGCAAAGACAGAGAGAGCCATCGAGCTTTCCATGCCCGCAATAGGGATGCCAGAAACGCACGCCAGCGCGAGCTAAGACGATTGCATCCAGAACAATATCAGGAATACGATCGCAGGGCGCTTGCTAAGAAAAAAAGCAACCCCGAAGAATTTCGTAGGCGTACTACCAGGTATAAACGGAATTGGAGAAGGAACCACCCGGAGATAGTGCGGGCAATTCAAGAGCGCCGCCGGGCGCAACTTGCATCAGCAGAGGGAAACCACACCGCCGAAGACATCCGACTGATTTTTGAACAACAAAAAGGATTGTGTTGGTGGTGTAGCAAGCCCGTTGGTGATGATTACCATGTGGACCATCGAATACCGTTGTCGCGGGGTGGTTCCAATGGCCCTGAGAACCTGTGCATTTCGTGTCCTTCATGCAATACGAGCAAGCATAGCAAGATGCCATGGGAATGGAATGGGCGACTTTTGTAGCTCCCTGCCCTATTGGAACATGCCGGGCAAGTATGGAGTATAATCGAGCCAGTTCCCCACTTGCCCGTAATTCCAGACGGCATAACCGTCGATGATGTTTTGTTCGTTTAGGACGCGCGTGGTTTCTCTGATACATGCCTGTAGTTCCCACAGTTCAAAAGCGTTACCGTCTTCATCTTGTCCGTATGTAAAACCAGCCTCGCTAACCACCCACGGCCAGCGCTTGTCTGCCACTCGGTACCCGCGCGTCTGCGCCAGCGCCTCGGCGTACAGCAGGTGACGGCCCGCCACCCAGGACCAGCCCACCCACGGATACGCGGACGTGTCCACGCTGGCGGGGCAGTAGCCCGTCGCGTGGGTGGCGATGCCGTGGTGCTTCGGTGCGCCGCTGGGCCAGGTGCCGCAGGGGTGCGAGTCGGCAAAACGCAGGTAGGGTTCCAACTGCACGAACTCGGCCAGTTCCGGCGCGCCGGGGTAGGACGACAGCGCCAGGATGCAGTAGCCATCCGCCGCCGCGCGCGTGGCGACCTCGATGGAGAACTGCGCCAGCGCCGCGTAGTCGTCCTGGCCGTGGAACGAACTACACTCGTTCATGATCTCGTAGTAGTCGTACCCCGGCGCATCCTGCCACAGCGCGCGCAGTCGGGCGTAGTAGCCCGCCGCGTCGTTGTACACCTGGTCGCGGCTGGGGCACTCGCTGCGGTAGTCGCGGTAGATGGTCACGATGGCGGGATTGGCCGCGCGCATGGTGTCGCACATGGAACCGGTCAGCGTCAGGCACTTGGCGAGGCCGACGTGCGGCGCGGTTTGCGCGGCTTTGGCGTGGTCGGAATACCAAGCAAAGTGGAGACCGCTCAGGGTGTCGCCATCAAAAGGGCCGGGCGTTGACGGCGGCGGCACCTCCCATTCGATGGGCATATCGGGCGGGTAGCATTCCTCCGCCGCATCGTCCCACACGAGATAGCGCTCGCTGTTGTAGTAGCTCGCCACCCACCCCGCCACGCCTTCCCCGCGCACATAGGCCCACTCGTTCACGGCGTCGCTGATGACGTACATGCGCTCGATGACCACGCGCTGACCGATGTACAGTGTCCCGACCTGCGCGGCGCTGGTGCTGTGGTCGGCACGAACGCGCAGCGCCGATACAGCCACGCCGCCTTCGCAGACGCGCGGGATGTCAGTGCTTGGCGGTGGTGTAGGCGGCGGCGTCGTCTCTTGCGTTGGTTCCCCCTGCCCCGGCGTGGCGGTGGGCGTGGGCGTCGGGCTGGCGGTGGGCGTGGGCGTCGGCGTTGCTGTCGGCGTGCCAGTCGGCGGGACAGGCGTCGGCGCGTCCAACGGACGCAGGCGCAGGACGCCAGTGGTAACGTTCCGTTCCAGGATGCCAAGCGGTATCCACTCCTCACTCGCGTCGGGCGTGGCGTTGCCAGCGGGCGTGCTGCTGCGGTCCTGCGCGCGCGCGGGCACGACCGACAGCGCGACGACGGCGGCGACCAGGACGACCAGCAGCAGCGCCAGCGCGCTATTTAGGCGTGTCACCGATGGCTACCTCTTGCGGCGGCTTGCCGATGGCGTCTACCGTGGCCGTCAACAGGCGCGAGATGATGGCCGCGTCCAGCGTGCGATGCAGCATCCATTCCCCCGCCCCGTCGATGGCGACGATGATGAAGTCGTCTGGTTCATCAACGTACTTGCGTGCGGCTTGCGCCGTCGTTCGCACGCGCGCCGCGAGTTCGGTGCCGCCAATCCACAGCAGCAGCACGCCGACGAGGGTGCCGATGGCCGGGATGCCGAAGTTAATCAGCAGTTCCAGCCAGCCTTCCAGTTGCGTCGTTTCCAGGTCCATTGTGCTTGTGCCTCCTGCGGCGCGGGGCCGCTATTTATCGAAAATACTCGCCGGAAACCCCCGGCTTTAGCCGTGGGGAGTATGTCACGCCTTTGCTAATGTCGCGTCCGGATCGTCCAGATAAGCCACTCGATAGTTCGCGTTACCTTGCCATGTCTCAGTGTTGGCAATATTTTTACTTGTGGCGCCGATGCGCGTCAGGTAGATTTTGTTAATGCTCCCCCCGGTTCGATCTTCGATCCAGAACGTGACACCGCCAGAATCTAGCCAGTCGTTAACTGGTATAAGATTATCGATAGACAACAGCGCCGCGTAGTGTCCGCCTGTTTGCCACGCGTACACGGCGCGGCTTGGCGCGTTGCAGACTCGACTACTGTCATCGCTATCCAGTAACACATCAGCGGTGGCGGCGTCGAAATTGCCGCCTTTGGTGAATACTGCGCCGGATAGTGGAAACATATGTGGGTAACAGTTCGTGCCTGAGACGTTCGCCAACCATGTAATCGTGTGTGTCACGGTGATCCCGGACGTGGGATGAACCGTATATGTCAGGTCCACTGATGCAACCGGGGTTGTCCCGCCATCAATGTCAGGGTGGTAGAGATTGGACAGCCGATTAACTGTGATCAATGACCCCGCGATATAGTCGAAATTGTCAGGCGCTTGCGTGACGCCATCCACCTTGTAGACAATCTCGCTTTCGCCGTCATAACCGTGAGCACAATTTCCAACAAAGACGCTACTCGACCCGCCGTTTATGTTGAACGCATACTCAAACGCCGAAAGGCCGGTGTCGAGATTAAGCAGCACCGCCAACATTGCGTTTGCGTCAGTGAGTTGTGTTGTGCTTAGTCGATAGCAAAGGCCGCAGACATAAACCCGCACATCTGATGACGCAGCGCGTTTATATCCGGTCACAGTAAGACGCACGGTATGCGCACCGGGGGTCAGATCGTCAGCCAAAATCAATGGATAATGCTTTTGGACATAGGTTCCTATAGCATATCCATCCAGCACGCGGTCGGTCGGGTTGAGCGTGCCGCCGTTGGCGATCAGAATGGAGTCGGGAAACGTCCCGTCGTCCACTACGTCTTGCGCTGTTGGCAGGTTGGTTGCCGTCGTCGTGTCGCCATCAATGGACACCAGTGCAAGGCCCGCATTGGTCACCGGATACGTAAACACCCCCACCGAAATCGTGTCAGCGGGTGTTGTATACTCAGCGTAATCAGTGGTGGTGGCGGACCGGGCATAATTTCCACCATAGGCTCCCGCATCGTTCGCACTGACCCAGGTCCCTGAGAGCGTAACTGCTGCATCGTCTTGGCTCACCGACAGGACCGGACGGCGAATTTGGCCCCTGCGCCAGGATGAGATAGTACGCCCCCCAGCGTCTTCAATCTGCTTGAGTTCGATGCACCAATAACGCTGGTCACCGATATGCTGCGCGAGATAATAGGACGGATCAATGGCGTCTCCGCTAACATCCTCACGAAATAACGCGACGGTATCCCCTGCTCCCGAAAATGTGGCGCGCAGCGCGGCAAGCCCCCCACCCCCGCCCACCGGCACGCCCAGCGTGAGCATCTGTCGCATCGTCATCGCTGTTTCCTCCTCTATGTCGTACAGTCCCACGCCCTCTAGTTCCGGCGTGACGTATGTGCCCTTTTCCATCGTGACGCCGAAGCCATCTAACAGCTTGCAGCGCGGAATCCATATCTCTAAGTGTTGGCCCGATTCCCCGGTCCCGTCTGCCATGCCCCACAGCGAGAACTCACTCAGCGTATCGCGCCCGAACGTTAGGCTATCGAACGTGTCCGACTCCGCCAACGTGGCCCCGGTGATCAGGCTGATCACGTCCAGGTCACGGAACCCAAAGCGCACACGAAAGCTAACCGACGTAACCCGCGATACGATGTCAGTAATATGGTCGTCGCCTTCCAACTGCGCCTGCTGCATGACGAGGTCCGTCACCAGCATCTGCGCCGACTCGATCTCGGCTACCTGGTCGTAGGTGCCCGCCGTGGCAGACCATCCCGTGTAAATTTTGACATCGCTAAGGCCGAACACATAGGTCGGCATGTGCGCCCCCGCCCCGGTTACCCGTCTTGCGTCGTCTTCTGGTCGTCCGCGCCCTCGCCCGCTTCCGGCGCGGCGGCGGCGGTGTGCGTGTCGGTCGCCTCCCCGCGCACCAGTGCCAGGGCGTCCAGTTTCGCGGACAGGTCCAGCAGACGGTGCATCAGCGTCCGGTCGATGACGCCTTCCACCTGCTGCGCCGTCAGCTGCTTCTCTGCCGTCTGCTGTAACTCGCGCTTGAGGTCCGCGCCCAGGTCGCCCACGGCCTTCGCCACCAGCGCGCGCACGCTGTCAAACTGTGTGTCGGTATCTGTCTTGACGTGCCCCGGCACAGCGCGCACGTCCGCCTGGATGCTGTCGAGTTTTGTGTTGCGCTGTTCGGTCACGGCTGACATCCTTATTGACATCTGGTCCACCAGTTCGGTCAGCGCGTTCGTGAAGGTGACCTGAATTTTCTCGGTCAACTTATCAAACCCGGTTTGCACCTCGCGCACGAACTCGGTGTAGCGCACGTGCTGCGCGGACAGCGTCGAGTCCAGCATGGTCTGCACCATCTGCATCAACTGCGACTCGCGTGCGGCGCTGATTTTGTCCGTCTGCGCGTCGTCCTTGCGCCAGCCCGCAAACAGGTCCAACCCTTTTTCGATGACTCGCACGAGTCCCCAAATGATGACCAGCGCGATGCTGTCTGGTATTTCCGGCATGATTTCCCCACATCCGGGCCTGTGCTATACTCACGGTGCCCCTGCTGCGCGGTCGGCCCTAGCGCCCGCGCGGCGGGGGTTTAGTCGCTCGCCTGCTTCAGCCAGTACTTGGTCAGGTACATATCGTAGCCACTGGATGACGCGTTCTTGCCGTTGATGGTGCCCTTCAGGACGTGCCATCCGCCCTCGCTGATGGTGATGCTAGAAACTGTCTTGGTGATGTTCGGCGCCGTGCTGCCCGCGTACCAGTCTTGCGCGCTGGCGATCAGTACGTCGTCTATGTACCAGTCCACCCGCCCCGCGCTGGTGTGGTGGCGCCCCAGGATGTAGAGTGTGTACGTCCCCTCAGCCACCATAAAGCCGTGCGTGAACGTGTCGCCGTTCGCGCTGGCGCTCTGGAACGCCCAGCCGTTGTACAACTGCGTTGAGGCCGCCGCCGTCGTCAGCGCGTTGCCCGTCGTGACGGTCGCTTCGTCGTGCCACATCGTGGCGCGCGCGGGCAGGTTGCCATACAGGTGTTCCAGATTGTCGCGCAGTTCCTCATTTAGCGCCGCCGCGCCCAGCGCATCGCTTACGCTCCAGGTTTTTGGTGTTTTCCAGGCCATTGCTGCCTCATATCGTCAGATAATTCGTGCCATCGAGTTTGCTATAGACAGGGTCGTCCAGGATGAAGAAATTCCGGTCATCCAGGCGCCGAACCGTCCAATTCAATTCGTGATAGCCGCCCCGCTCCAGCAGCGCGGTATAGCCAATGATCACGAACCGTGCGCTGTCTAATCCCGTTTGGTCATCGGTGACTTCAATCATGTCGCCAATTTCCACGCTGTAAATGTTCACCCCGCCGAATATCGTGCGCCCCCGCAGCGCGATTTGTGGCACGCGGTATACAGGCGTTGCATAGCGCAGCACCAGATAATCCGCAATCGATTCGGCGAGAGCGTGCGTCGAATACAGTGGCAACTCTACGTCCATCTTGCGCCGTCCGTAAGCCGCGACGCTGGCCTCACTATCGCGGGCTGATTGCATCCGGTTATAGGTCAGGACGGCGGCACCCCGAATTTGGAAATCCCATACCCAGTACGTTAGCTTAGCCGTGTTTTGGAACGTCACCTCGACGTCGTTGGCGTTTCGTGCCAGGGTACAGGTGACGTAGCCCTCGGACGACAAATCGGCGGTTAGTCCCTGCCCGCCGCGCGTTACCCGGTAATCGGTGCCGGGAACGGGGTGAATCAGGTCTTTTGCTGCCACAGTTCGCCCGCCCTCGGGGTCTACGAACGGCAGGGTAATCACGTCGCCTATATATGGATCGGACGAGTTCCGTCGCCGTATAGCCCGCTTGCCCAGAACGCGGATGCCGTCCGTGGCGCGCGCAACGACAGCCGTCGCCGCCACCCTCCGTGGCGCATAGCTCACCGATACATTGTTGACGATGTCAAATGTGTCCACACTGCCATCAATCATGTTCGGCTCGTTGTCGAATGCCATCGCGGCGGCTTCCAGCTGTCGCTTGAATATCCAGTCCCGATTCTTGAATGTCAGCGTGCCATCTCGCGCGGACCACAGATACCCCCACTCGCTGGTGACAGCCTCCTCTATCGCGCGCAGCCCGTTGGTGTTCTCCCCCTGCCAGTTGTCCGCGGCATAGGGGAACGTCTGCAAACCGGCCTCGTAGGAAAACAGACCCGCCGGACCATCCACGCCACCGGACAGGGCGGCGCCGCTCACTGACAGGTTCGCGCCCGACGCCGCCAGGGCGATAGCATTGCCCCACGCCCCGCGTGCGTTGGCGGTCAGGTACACGCGCTGGAAGGCGCAGGTGAGCGTCATCGTCAGGTCCTGCCCAACCCATTCACCCCACTCATCGAGTGGGTCGGCCTGGAGTTGCCAGAACGTGCCATCCTCATACACGTCCCCCGCCGCGCCGTCCGACGCCAGGACGTTCCAGTAATCGCCGCTCGCCTGGTCGACGGTGGTCTCCAGCTCGAGTTTATAAACACCCGGTTCCAGGTAGGTCGTGCCTGCCGCCGCGACAGTATTCCAGACGGGCTCCGGCGTAGTTGGTGTGAACGTTCCCGTTTCCAGCGCCGCGCCCACCGTCTCCCCCGCGTCGGGGTCGAAGACGAAAATCTTCCAGGTCATGGTGCCCACTGGTGACCCGCCGCGGTTGCCGAACCAGAGGGCGAACTCCGACAGCAAGCCGCCGGTCTCCAGCGTAAACGACTGGCCTTCGTAGTACAGATTGTCGTTGTCCGGCCAGCGCCCCACGGCAAACCCTTGAGCCACACCGGCGGTCGGGATAGACAATGCTTCTCCATCCGGACTGGCCGTCGCCACGTCCGCGCGCTCGGTACCTGTGCTGTACGTCGTGCCCGCGCCCTCCTCGCCATTGATGGCGGCGATCAGATTTGCTGCGCTGGATTCGGCATCAGCGCCAATCAGCACCTCACCCGCTTCTTCCGGCGACGTCAGCGCCGTCTTGAACGTATACGTTACATCCCCGACGGTTACCGTGTCGTTGTTGGAGACGTTGCCCGCGAACGCGATATGACCGGTGGCGCGCGCGGTGTTGAACGCCGCCGATCCCACTAGCTTGAGCAGGTCATCCGCGACCGTATTCAGTTGCAAGGGCAGCGACACGTCATAATTCTGTGGCACGCTCAACAGACATTCGGCCTCCAGGGTGGCCGTGCGCGGGCCAAACTTGCCGGACTGCGCGTACCAGCGCGCCGTGACGCCGCGAAACAGGGTCCAGGTATTGCCGTCCTCAACCACGTCCACTTTAAATGGCAGTCGGGGCAGCAGTTTGCCATAGTACGTCCCAGCGCTGTACTCGGGCGAGAATGCCTTGCTGGCATTGTTCAGCGCCACTTGGCAGAAGCCGACCGTCGCCACATGCGCCTGTTCGTCCTCCATGCCGAGGGATGCCTGAAGCGAGGTCACGTAGTCTGTGATGTCATCGCCTGCGGTCGCAAACGAGCCATCGTTATCAAAATCCACGTACACCTTGTAGGCAATCATGCTGGCTGCTGCACCCTCTGGTTCCGCCGGAACGCCATGCGCTCCAACGAGTCAAGCATCTGCGCCGGGTTCTGGACGCCATGCAGATGCACTTCGCTAATGGTGATGGTTAGCCCGCCCCCTGCCCCGCCATTCGATCGATGCGCGGGGATGATGCTGCCTGTGTGCGACGGGATGAACAGTTCCGGGCCGCGCTCACCCACCCAGGTGGGCACGCCGCCCAGGGCCACGCCGCCTGCTGCCCGCGTCTGCTGGAAGATATTGTAGGCGTTTCTGGATGCCGCATCGCGCCCACCGCTTTCTGTAAATTCTTCGCGCGTTTCGCCCCCCTCAAGGGTACCGGCCCCGCCGAGTAATACGCCGGGTATCTTGGGCACGGCATCATTGATCCAGGTCAGGGCACCTATGATGGTATCCAGCACGCTCAGGAAGTCATTTAGGCCACCGGGCACTTCGAAGTACAGCTCCTTGAACGCCTCCGCCGGATTCTGAATAATCCACTGGAATCCCGCCTGTATCATGCTGAGTATGTTGACCCATGCCTTTAGTCCGCCGGGAACATCTATGCCCGCCGCGCTACCCACCATCTCGGCAATCCCCATCGGAATCGCGGCCAGGGCGTCGATAATGCCGTCGAGCGCCATTGTGAAATTCCCTGTTCGGATACCATCTCCTGCCTGATTGATGGCATCCCGCAATCCACCAAAATTACTGGCATAGGCCGCAACCAATCCAATGCCCACCAGAATCGGGAGATTAAGCGCGCCAATCAGGACCCCGGCGACTTTTAGTACGGGGCCCAGCGCCATCAGCGTGGTTGACAGCCCCATCAACCCCACGGTGAGAAGTCCGACTTGTTGAATAACTTCCGGATGGGCGGCGGCAAACGCACCAAACTCTGCCACGAGCGGGCGAAGTGATGTCACGCCCTCGCGAAACATGGGTAGCAGCACAGTGCCAATCTCAATCGCCACGGCGCTGACTTCACTCTTGAGCAGTGCCATCTGTGCTGCCGCGCCCTCTAGCTGAATGGCCCGCGCAGCGTCCGTAGCCCCCTCAACGCCCGCAACAAAATCATCCAGAAAACCCGCCGCCGATTCGTCAGTCAGGGTAATAACGCCCCCTAGCGCCTCAACGCTTCCGAACAGCGCGCCCGCGCCCTTGGTGGCATACGCCTGGGTGCCCGCCACAGCAACCAGTGCGCCCTGCAAGCCGCCGAACTTGGCGACCAATTCCTCGCCTGTTTCAACGCCCAACTCGCGGAATGCGACCTTCATATCGGTCGTGGGCTTGATGAGCGCCACCATCGCGGCCCGGATTTGCGTTGAGGCCGTCGCCGCGCTGAACCCCTTGGTTGTGATGAGCGCCATCATGCCGCCCAACTCGTCAAACTCAACGCCCATGGAGGCAGCCAGACCGGTCACGTTCGGCATCGCTGATGCCAACTCGTCCATCGTGAGCACGCCCATGCCCACTGTGCGCGTCAGCACATCGCTCACCATCACG